CGAGGACTTTGCATATCTGGCCGCAGACTGGTACGGCAGTGACCCCAATAGTGACCTTAGCAATCCTAACGGCTATAACTTCGACGGACTTGTCGCACACTGGAAAATGAACGACAACGAACCAAACTCGACCGTGCTCGACAGCAGCGGCAACGGTTATCACGGGATAGCTTACAGCGGTTCGAGTGAGATAAATACAACAGAACTTTTTAACAGCGGCAAAGTTGGCGGGGCGTTTTATCTGGATGGTATAAATGACTACATAAAATTGGACGACCCATTCAATGAAGTCTTGCAAAATTCATTCAGTATATCCGTATGGATAAAAGTTCCTAATTTCCCTTCTGTGCCAGCAGACTGTTCTATCTTCGGCAGAGAAACTGAGGGGGCAACCGCATCTGTTTGGTTTGGCCTATCGCCGATAGTGCCGCCAAACGGTTGTGAACTTTATGCGTGGTATAACCGCGCTCCTGATGACCCCCTCTATGTACATCCTAATTTTGTAACTCTTACAGATTGGGATACTTGGGTGCATGCTGTATGGGTCGTTGAAAAAACATCCTCATCAATGGCACAAACACTTTTATATTTTGATAATACGCTTGTGGCTCAAGCCTCAGGCACAGTTACAATGTCGAGCTTCTATAGTCCTTTCAATTTTTATTTAGGCGCGATTAATCGATGGGATTATTCAACAGTGGATTATTGGTATGGCCTTATCGATGACGTGATGATTTTTAATAAGGCCCTTTCTCAGAACGAAATTGCTTATCTGTATAATGAGGGAATGGGGCTTGAAGATGAAGTAACCATAGACCTTGCCGACCTTGCCGCATTTTGTGAACAATGGCTCGAATACGAAGAAAGCTACGACCCCGCGACGGCTTCAAGTTTTGAGTTTGACATCGCCCGCGACCATACGGGGTATATAACATTTCAAGCAACGGGGCAGGTTTACATTGAGACCTTGCCGGAATATGGATTACTTTACGACCCGAACAACCTTGACCCGAATTACACCGACCCGAATGCGGCTAATTCAATTCTGATAGATGTAAATTCTCTGCCATACATAATGCTCGATGACAAGATTTTATACGTCGCCGACCCGTGCTTCTATGGTGAGACAACCTTTACTTACCATACGAGTATCGACCCTAACGATGAATTTTGCGGGCGGAGTAATACTTCGACGGTAACGATATGTTGCATAATCGTTCCAGTTGCGTACCCGCAGAACGTCTCAGCTTATACTTACGAGATGTATGAGATTGAGTTAGAGGCTATTGGGACTGTCGAAGGAGATTCGAATTATTACATAAAGAGTCTGCCCGAAAACGGATTGATTGCTGACCCGTTTGTTGGCACTCCAATTCTCGATACAAATTTAATTCCGTGGCGATTAAGGAACAACGGCAATACAGTTATATTTACCACGGATACCGTCGGTGATTCTAACTTCCTATTCTGTGTGATGGATGACGCGAATTGCTCCGATGATGAACTTGTATCAATAACGACAACGGCATATCCAAATGATATGCTTTATGTGAAAAATTCGCCGATTACAATTCCAGACAATAACTACTTCGACATTAACGCACCCGGTTGGGCTATATCAGTTTACATCAATAATAAATGGCGTATTCCGTATCAGGATTTAATGTCTAAATGGAGCGGTGATGCAGGCTGGAAAATCAGTATTATGGCGGGCAAGATTCAACTCGACGCTTACGACGCGAACGGGCTTATCGCCAGCGTTCGAGGCCCGACGATGATTTCAGACGGTGGCTGGCACATTACGAATATAACTTACGTAAATGACACCGACCCTAACTACGGCTATTTTGAAATTGAAAATTACCCTTACGGGTACGCGTATAGCGGGGCGTTTCTTCATACCGATTTTTCAAACGATGTCAATCTCATAATCAATACCAATTGTGGGATTGATAATCTGCGTTTTTGGGATGGTGTGAATAATTCAACCACAGGGATGATTATTTCATTCTTTGACCGGACAAACACTGCCGAGACTGCTTTAGGTTTCGGCAACGAATCGAACGTCCGGTATTTTATGCAGGATGAATGCGAGGGTTTAATTAGTGATGATAAAGGAATGGCCGAGGACGGTGTGTATGACCCGAACGGCGTTTATTGTCATCCTGATTATGGTATTTTCAGAAGTTTAGTAAAGAGTCACCAGTAGGGGATAAAATTATGAGTTTCTTTTCAGGCGAATCGAGCGGGTCTCAGACATACATCCCAAAATGGGTACGAAACGCCAATAAGTGGCTGGAATCACTTTATAATCAGGGCACGCCGGATATACCGGCCCGAACGGTTGTCGGCCAGTCGGACGCTGAGCAGCAGGGCACGCAACTACTCGAACAGTATCTTAATTCCAGCATGCCGGCCGATTACGGCGTTGGGATGGACCAGTTGCGAAGCACGGTAGCAGGCGAGTATGACCCCTCGACCAGTAAATACTACCAGGGATATCGCGAAGCGTCACAAATGGAAGAGGCAGACGCGGTAAACGCGCTGAGACGCAGAGCGCAAATTACAGGAATGGGGGCATCATCGGCGTCGCTCGGCAAGGAAAGCAAGACACGGCGCGGGTACTCTGCGGACAGGATGGGCATGCTCGGCCAATTATACGAAGGTGAGCGGAATAAAATGTTGACGGCTGCACCGCAATTAATGCAAGGCGCCGATTACGAAGGCAACCGGTCATTGCGGCAGGCATCGGCGGGATTGTCGCTCGGAGCCTCATCTCGGCAAATCGAACAGGAGCAGGAGGATGCAATATATAATTCGGTGATGCAGGAGTTGATGTTCCCGTATGAAGTGCTGGCTCCGATTGCCTCAGGTGTGGCAGGCGGCGGGTACACACAAAAATCATGGGGTGAATCACAGAGCGGATTGGCGGATGTAACACAAAGCGCCGGTTTAATAGCCACCCTTCTTGCGGGCGGCGGCGCATTGATTTAGGAGTTTATTATGAGCAATTTAACGGGCCAGGCGATAGAACAAATTAATAATCTGATTAACGCATCCAGGCAGCAGCAGCAAAGCCAGATAGATGGTGAATTGATGCAGGCACTATTAGGCGCAAGTGCCGAGGAGCGGCCGGGGATAATCCAGAACCAGCTTAAAATTGACAATAAGCCGAGCATCTTTAACAGGCTGCTCAGCATGCCGACTCGAAGCCAGTATGTCGCGAACAGTCCGATTTCTCAACTGGAAACGCAGCAGCAGTTATACGGCGCCGAAAACACTTCCAGCCTTACGCCGGAAGAAACTCAAAAGGCGGACAGGATTAAGGCGGGATTGCTGCCGCGAGCAACGGCGGCGAGTATGAAACCGCCAGCCCCGATAACATCAACCGCCCTGAAAAACTACGGGGCAACGATGGATTCGGTTATTGATAATAACGAGCGGGTCGGCGCGGCGGGCGGGCTTGGCAATTTCGGCAAGGCCAACTGGCCGAAAGAAAACCTGCTCAAGGCATGGGGACAATTCCAGGAATTAACCGGCTATGACTCCCTGCCGGAAACGCAAAAACGGCAGTTAAAGATTCAGTGGGACGCCAAGATTCTCAATCGTGATATTAAAGCGGCGAAAGGTCCACTTGACCGCCGGGGTGAGTACGAATGGGACCCTGCCGCGGAAGCTGCACCAGCGGCGGAAACCGGAACACAGCAGGTTCAAACCGAAAAACCCGCCGGCTATCCCGATGCAGTTTGGAATGAAGAATTTAAGATGTGGACCGTTGTTCGGGGTGGCCGGCTTAAAGGGATAGAGTAATATGCCCCTTGTCGATTTAGAACCTTCACAAAAAACGAGGGGCCTTATTGACTTGGGACCTTCACAAAAAGCGGGGCAGCTTGTTGACCTCGGCCCGGCTGATGCCCCGCTTACGATACAACACGACGGCGGAGATGGCCGGAGGAGTTTTGGGGAAATAGCATCTGGATTAGCAAAGCGGTTTGGCAAGCAGTTTTGGAATAAGACTATTGCTCAGCCGGTTCAGGAACTTACCGGCGGGCCGGAAGAGGTGCTCGGCGATAAGGCATACATAATTCAGCAGGGGCGGCGAAAACAACGTAAGGCGGCCGGTCAAAAGGATTTACCCCATGAATTACTGAATGATGAGTATGAGGATATTAAACGCCAACTTGCATTACCTGCGAGAGCGCGTGACGATGATGATTTACAAACTGTGGAATATCAGTATCAGCCGCAAAAACCGAGTCTCGGAGCGGAGGTTACGCCTGCCGAAACCATAGGCCAAAAAACGGTTGATGTTGGTGCGGGAGTAACTTCATTTATTGCCAAGCTCGCACTTCTCCGAAAACTGGCACCGGCAGGAACTCCGGAAGCGATTATATGGGAGGCCCAAAATCTAATTGACGGCGGCAAGCCCGGCCGTGGCGCAGCGTTGTATGGCACACTCGGATTGGCAAACTCAATACCCGTTCAGGGTGCGGTCGGCACTACTTTGCGGCTTGGCACTCAGGGTGGGGTTTTCGGCGGCTTAACCGCCTTAGAAGGCGGCTCGACGGAGGATGTGCTTGTCTCGGCGGCGTTACCGGCGGTACTGCATACACTGCGTATGGGTCCGTCGGCAGGTACTGATGCACTGGCGAAAACGAAACTCGGCAGAAAAGCCACAATTAAATTTGCAAAAACCTTCCCGCGAACAGCGGACAAAATTGGTTCAGAACCTTCGAGGGACGCAATAGCGGCTATCGAGCAGCAGGCGGGAAAAAGTTACGGTTACAATCGGGCTACATCCACTTCAAAGCAGAGAGCGGCGATACGCAACGCAGCCCGCGAGTTAGAGCGGCAGGTTGTTGACAAGATGCGTCAACAACCCAAACCGCAGCCGGCCGAAGGACAGGTAGTTACCACACCGGAAGGTCCCAGTCCGAAGGATGTTTATCGGATGCGGGTGCGAGCTGAACTGGCGGCGGCGGAAGAAGCACAGGCGCAAGCTGATATTGATTTGGCTGAACAGTATCGCCAGACCGTTGGGCCAGTTGTCCGAGCGGGCACACCTGAGAAACCGGCGGACATTACAGCACAATTCGAGGATATGCTAAACCCCGAAACACAGCGGGATTCGGTTTTTGTGGGTAAGTTTACAGATAACCCTATTAAGGCTGTTCCTGAGGGCGTCAGGGCTGTCGAAACGGAAGATGGGATACTTTATACCACAAACGCAGATAAAGCCGCACAGTACGCCAGAAACCCTTCTGATGAGACTAAGGCTGAAATACTCGGATATCGCCAGACAAAGGCAGAGGTTCTCACATCGGGTGCTGAGCAGTCGGTCGTAGTGGCGAAGGACAAGGCGGGCAATAGAATCGCCGAGGAATTGACGACCGAGCCGGAAAAGGTCGCGGCAAAATATGAAAAACAGGGATATGAAACATTCGTTGAAAGCCCTGTCGAAACTCAGGCATACAGGGCTGACCAGCCCACAACAGCACTAATTCCACAGCCTACGACGGTCAAAACAGGGGGTAAAACAGAAATTGCGGGTCAAACTACCCCCGAAAGCGGCACAGGGCAAATAAAAACAAATCAAATTTACGGGACAAATGAACTACCTGCCAATCTTAGGCGCGAAGCTGAATTAACAATACCAGATGATTGGGGAATAGGAGAAAAAGAGGGTGTAATCGGTTGGCAACTTTCAAAAATTAAAACAGAAAAAGCCCTTGAGTTATTAGGTGAGGATTTTGATATAGGGCAATTCGAGATGCAGGCAGCAGATAGTGGTTATGATTTAGATGTGCTGGTAGAAAATATCAGGCAGAATGGAATACGAACACCCATTATCATTGGGCCATCGGGGATTGAGGGCGGCCATAGAATTGTTGCTGCTTACAAGGCAGGATTAAAGATAATTCCAACTTTAAAGGTTGCTAAAACTGATTATACTCGGCCCGGAGTACCGACGACTGGCCCAACGCCGTCGCTTGAAGAAATCGGAGACGGGCAGCAACCTCTTGGCACAGCAGAAAAAGGCGGGGTACAGCCCGCGGCAAAAGAACCTGAAACGATTACTACCCGGCCGGTGGTGGAGAAAGGAATCAAAACCGCCGGTCAGGGTTTAGTTGATTTAGGGGCTGCTGATAAAATTACTGAACTACAGGCGAAGATAAAAGAAGCTGAGAGCGGACCGCAGGGCGGGATAAGCCCGCAGCGGCGGGGCAGGCTGACAACGCTAACGGCAAAGACAATAGCCAGCCACGATTTATACAGAGACCAAATGGAGGCTATGGGTGAGCGAACACGGGGTATCGACGTCGGCCGGTATTACGTAACTGAAAATCTCAGGGGTGATGTTGAGGATATAGTAGGCAAGGTCAAGGGTTTCCCGAACAAATTACAGAGGATGTTCACGTTCGACCCTTCGGAAGGTGCTATAAGTTGGGACGTTGCAGCCAAGCAGTCGATGGAGCGTTCGCGCGACCCTGACGCCGCGATGGATATTTCCGAGTTTGTATCACGGGTTAAGGAAGCGATGGAATCGGGAGAAAAGACCCGTGGCCTGAATACCGCCGCACTTGACCGGCTTAGAAACAGCGACCCGTACCTGGGCTATTTAATTGAAAAATTTGAAATGCTGCAAAGCGGCGCTCACATTGATGATATTGATGCTATGACCCGCCGGTTTGCCGATGAATATAATATTCCCGAAGAGCAGATATGGACTGAATACGTCGGGGCCGAGGCCCTGAAACTAAAACAGATTAAGGGGATTACCGATAAGGCTATGCAGGACCGCCAGCTTGATATATTAGCTGAGCAGAATGTAAGACGCAGGGAAATGGAAGCTGCGGCGTCGGCGGTAAATGAAGTGCTCAGCGAAAACGATATTGATATTGATGTGTCGCAGGTCGAGGATATTGAAGGGGAGTTGTCAAAACAAAAGTATGATAAGGATTTACTCGGTCGCGAGGTTATTACGCCACTCGGCAGCCAAACTGGTATGTTCCTCGACCCGAAAGACTATAAAGTTTTATCAGAACGTGAAAGAATTAACGCCGAATCTGATATCGAGGACCAGCAGCAGTTCGAACTGCCCGAAAAACCCGAGGATGATATCCCATTTGAAAAGCGGGGCGGCAAGCCGACGGGCGCTTATATTAACCGCCGAGGCCGGGAAGTTGTAATGCTGGCCTACGGCGCCGACGCCGAGACCGGATATCACGAAGGATACCATGTAATTCGAAACAGGCTGAGTGACAGTGACAAGAAGCTGCTCGGCAAAACATTTAAGAACGAAGAGGCGGAAGCGGCCGCGTTCGGCCGGTACGCCAAACAGAACAAATCACCACAGAGTTTAATCGAGCGAATATTTCAGAAGTTGAAAAATATACTGATGCGTATTCAAAACGGCCTGCGCGGGCGGGGGTTCAGGACGGCCGATGATATATTTGGTGATATACAGACGGGCAGAATCCAAAAGTCGCAAGCTGCCCCATCGGGTGTGAAATATGAATTATCAAACGAACAGGCCCGAAAAGATACAATCCGCAGGGCCGAAAAATGGGCGGCGAAAAAACGCGCTGAAAAGGCCCGGCTTAAAAAGATGCTGCTTAAGCGAGCCAAAACGTCGCGGTTCAAAATAAAGATTAACGACGTTACGCCGTGGCTGGAGGAAAAATGGGCACCACAAACCCCGGAAGGACTGCCGGATTCCGCGAAACAAAGCTACGACGTCAGCAAGCCCTCTAGAAAAACGCCACCGATAAGCGATAAGGAACTGAACGAAACTATTTATGAATTAAACCGGAGCAAATATGAGTTTGCAACACGGCGGGCGATACAGATTAAAAATGCCGGCGGGACTGTTAAGGAAGCTGCCCGGCTCTTGGGTAAAGGGATTGACCAGGTACTGCGCGACATTCATCCCCGGCTTAAAATGATGCTTCGTGATATGGAACAACGCCGCGAACACCGGGTAAACAAGCAGTTGAATGATGTTGATGATTGGCTCAAAAAAGCCCTGAAAATGAAAAAAGCAGACTGGCTCGATTATGATTTGGCAATTAAAAGCGGTGATAAATCGAAAATTGCCGAAATTGAGGGCAAATATAAAGGCATGACTGAGGCCCACGAAAAATGGAGGGTTGTATCCGACGAGTTGCACGCGATGGAAACGGAAGTCGGCATAGAGCCGGATTATAGGGAGGATTACTGGCACAGGCGGGTTAAGGATTTACAGGGCCTTAAAAAACACCTCGAAGATAAATACGGCAACACAGTCATAATGTCTACGTTTCAATCAGCTCTCACAGCCAGAAGGGAAAAGATGGGCGGCCGGCCGCTTACCGAAGCGGAAGAGGCGATGGTACTAAACAGCACATTGCGGGGATTTATCGGCAGGCGGGTTTGGCTATCCAAGCCGGGCAGCGCCAAGGAAAGAACGCTATTTGCGTTCGATAACGAGATTAACAGGTACTATTACGATTCGCGCGAGGCGATGGTAATCAGAATTACAGAAGGCAACGAAGCTATTGCATCAAGGGAATTTTTTGGCAAAGAAACAAGGATGATGCAGAACCTTCGAACGCAGCGAACGAAACTTGCCAATCGGCTCTGGAAAACCTCGACCAGACAAGGTTTGCAACAGGGCGAGGAACCTGAGGGTAAAGAGCATTTAGCGGCCGCACGAATCAAGTTTGAGGAAATTAACAAACTGATAAACGAATTAAAAACAAGGGACATCAACAGTTCAATCGGCGGTCTGGCACACGACCTTGTTGTAGCGGGCAAAATTAAATCCGAGGATGAATATAAATTAACAGGCGCGCTCGAAGCATATTTTCAGCCCGCCAGCGCAAGCGCCGGGATGCAATTTTTAAAGTCACTGGCGTATACTACTCATATCGGTAATTTTTTATCAGCATTAGTAAACTTGCAGGACTACTCGAGTATTTTGTATCGTTCTCCCAGGCACGCATTACCGGCTACGATAAGGGCCATCATGCCGGGCCTGAAAAACAGATATACCATAAAAGAGTTGGAACTTGACCGGTACGAGTTTGATATGGCGATGTATAACAAGGTACAGCGGTACATATTCCGGGGTGCGGGATGGCGGGTGCTGGACGCAGGGATGAAGAATATTTTTGCCGATGCAATATATAGCGACTATCAAACTAAGGTCAAAAAGCCCAAAAACCTTAAACCCGGCAGCGAGTTTATGGAACGACTGGAGGACATATTCGGCAGTGATACCGAGGCTGTGATTCAGGATTTAAAGGCCGGCAAAAAAACCGAGAGGACAGATAAATTAATGTTTAACGAAGAGGCCGACCGGCATCCCTCACTGCGTTCGGCAATGACAGAAAAGTACCTTCGTGCCAATTGGGGCCGGTATATGTATACGCTGCGGAACTTTGCATTAAGAGATTTACAATGGCACCGCGACGAGGCATTCCGTAATTTTGGAAAACATCCGGCACGGAGTTTGAGAAAAATTCTGTGGCTGGCGTTTACTTTTACATTCTGCCGGGCAGGCGTTGAAATGCTTCGGGACTGGATAAGAGGAAAACCAATAAAACCTGCTGAGACCGTTATGGATGTATGGCTTAGCATGGTTCTGTTATCAAGATATAATATTTCAATAGTCCGCCGTCAGGGGGCATGGAAGGGATTGATTGATGCCATTGCGCCCCCATCACCGGTTAATCCAAGTATCAGGGGCGTACCGCTTATTGGCGAACCATATCATCAATGGTCGGACGAAGACGAAGAAACACCCAAGGGAGCAATATAATGGGCAAGCTGTGCAAAATCGGATTTTGGAGTACACTTAAAGGATTAATTCGAATATTGTCATATCTCGGCCAGAACGGGGCAATGCTTAAACCCGGTGAAGCGCCAATATGCGAAGAGATAAAACAACAAAACCAACTGGCCCACAGCGAAATGAGGCGGTATATTGCCGATGTGGATTCCCGCTCTGCGGCGGCCGTGAGGGCACTGCACGACGATATGAACGAAGGAAATGAGTCCCTGCGGGACGATATGAAAGAAAACAACCAAACCCTGCGGGGGGATATAAACAGCAGGCTCGACCAGTTAATCGCAATAATAAAAGCTAAAAGTTAATGGGTTATTGTGTAACCCCCGGCGCCATCTGGAACGATGTGAGTTTTCTTTTGGGTGGTTTCCTACAACCTTTCAATCGCACGCTGTTTTTCCTGCCGCTTAATTTTTTCCTGTTGCAAATCATACTCTAAAAGTTTTTGCTGCCAAGTTTCCGGATATGCCACACGAAAACGCTGTTCGAGTTCCATGCGTTTGTTCTGCTTTTGATTTTCCGGTTCGCAACCCACAATCAATAAACAAAGCAATGTAATAAGTAATATTTTTATGCTCATCTTTTAATATTAACTCCAACTTTCTTAGCGATTTTTTCGACCTGTAACCATAGATTATCAAGTTCCTGCTGGTTCGGCAAGGATTGAATTTGTAAGTTTTCAGTAGTGGAACCATTCGCCATCGCAATAGCTTTGCCCTGGTCGGCTGCTGACAGTTTCGAGAACACTACCACACCGGCAGAAACAATGTTTCGTACCGAGTCTCGCCCTCGCAATGCTTCTATCAATTCGCGGGCCTGAGGCGTTAACTCTATTGAGGTAATCCGATTTTTTGCCATAATTTTAAAAAACTAACGTATTTTTTTGCGTTGTAAACCATTAAACCTAAAGTATTTATAATTATGTTTTAATAATTCTCTAAAAATTACTAATTTTTTAGTTGACTTTTGCCGACGTATAGTTAGACTTTGGGTGTAACACTTATTTGGAGTGTAAAAGATGCTCGTTAGATATCACAATCCAAAACCAGCAATGAGGCCCGAAGGGACCAATTCTACGTCTAACGAGCGCAGCATCCATAGGGCCTCATTGATTTCTTCCGTGGAATGTTCAGGCGGGTCCATCCTCCAAGGTCAACTATTATGCACAAATACGGAAGGGTGGTCAAGATAAAAATGTTGACTACTACAGAAAAACGGATACTTGCCGACGCATGGCATCGCGGCGGGCTTGCCGCGGCGGGTTATAGGTGTGAGATATGCGGCAGCAGGGCGGGTGAACTCGATGACTGTGGCGGGATAATCATACTCGACTGCCATCATATCCTGCCGAAGGGCCGCTGGCCTGAGTATAGATATGAACGAATGAACCGAATTTGCACATGCCGGAAATGTCACAGTAAACCGTATCTGATTTTACGGCGGATGCAGGACAGTAACGACAGACGGTATCGCTGGTATGTAGCAGCACATCGGACGGTCAGGCATAAGAGGGACCTGCCATTTAAACGGGTA